TGGGCGTAGCAGTGTCAGTGCACTTCGGTGCCACTAGGGCGGTGGGCCGAAGCCCACCGCATTCGACTTACTTGATCAGATCCCTCAGGTGCGCTGGTATCAACTCAGTGTTGATCGCTCTGGGTTTCGGCTCGATCTCGAGGAGTCGGTCTTGTATCGCTCGGTTCACCTTGGCAACTCCTTCAGTGTTGTTGACCGACTCGAGGTGTTTCACCAGAGCCCTCAACTCCTTGAGTATCGGATCACCAGATCCCGCTCTAGTTCCGGGGTTCTTAGTCTCGTACTTGACCCCACCATTTAACTCCTTACTCTTGTTCCACCAGTTCGTCACCATCCCCATCACATACTTACTGATTAGTCCCTCCTTAGTTCCGGCGTACTTCGCCCTCGCTTCGGGACTTAACTCAACCTCGTTTCTCAACATCCCATCCGCAACCAGTTCCGCAACTCTCCTCTTATCATCCTTAGTTCCGTACTCCTTAACGTCTCGTCCACCTTCGAATCGGTTACCTAACACTTGTTTGGTGAAGAACACTACTGATTGGTGTTGGTTCATCATAGTAGTTACTCCTTGTTTGATAAGTTCAATTAGTTTCAGTTAATTATTATTTATTAAAGTTTAATTTATTTATTAAAGTTTAATTTATTTATTATTTAATTTATTATTTATATAATAGAGTTAGATTCGGTTGAAGTCGGTATGGGCGTAGCGGTGTCGGTGCACTTAGGCGTGCACCGGTTGCTAGCGGTCGACTTACTTGATCAGATCCCTCAGATGTTCGGGGATCAGGTTGGTGTTGATCTCCTTTGGTTTCGGTGCGATCTGAGTCAACCGATCCGATATCGCTTGGTCGACCTTCGCAACCCCTTCAGTGTTGTCGACCGAGACCAGGTGTTTCCGTAACTCCCTCAACTCCTTGAGTATCTCGTCTCCGGAACCCGCTCTAGTTCCGGGGTTCTTAGTCTCGTACTTAACCCCTCCGTTAAGTTCCTTACTCTTGTTCCACCAGTTGGTGACCATCCCCAAGACGTACTTGGAGATTAGTCCCTCCTTAGTCCCGGCGTACTTACTTCTAGCTTCGGCACTCAACTCGACCTCACCGTTCAACATCCCCTCCGCGACCAGTTCGGCGATCCTTCGTTTGTCGTCCTTAGTCCCGTACTCTTTCACATCCCTACCACCTTCGAATCGGTTACCTAATACTTGTTTGGTGAAGAACACTACCGACTCATGTTGGTTCATCATAGTAGTTACTCCTTGTTAAGTAGTCGTTTATATCTAGTATCGGGAAGGAGTGACCCGTTCGAGTCACTCCGTAATCACTCAGATCAACTCACCTTAGACGGTTTGTTGATCGGGTAGACACTCGAGATCTTGTTGAACTTGTCGGTCACGATCAATCCCCACTGTTGTTTGGTGACCCTTAGTTTCAGTCTCGACTTGGTGATCTTGTCGAGATAACCTAACTCGATCTCTTTGGTCTCGATCAGTACTCCGTCCTTGTCGTAGTACTCACAGACGTAACCATGACCCGAAACCGCCTTCATCAGTTTTAGATACCTCATGTTACCTCCTTGATATTATTTATATATTAAAGTTAGATTCGGTTATATTTATTTTATTTTATTATTTATATAAATAGAGTTAGTTTCGGTTTAACCTCAACCAACCCCCCAAAACATACCCACTACCCACTCTTTTATAAGGGATCCCTAGTTTCGGTAGTGGTACTCGCGGCCCAAACTGTCTGTACCGGTGGAATATCTTTACAAAGGCCCCGGGCCATGGCTACCCGCCGGCCTCGGGACAAAAGTCAGGTACCGGTACCCGCGCGACACGATATATAACAAGCCTACGGCTCAGCGGTATCTTTAAGGGACCACTCAGTAACACTTCCTGAGAACGTCGTGATGCGAAAGCGCGACATCGTTAGAACAAACTTGATACGAGCCAGCACGCGCACCGATGAGTAAAGATCTTTGTATGGATGTGTCTGCAACGCGCGCTGCTCCAAGGCGTGTTAACGGTCGTAGACGACCGAGGTGAAGCGCCTTTTAAAGCGCGCTTTATATCTAGTATGCATCTCTGATTGTTTAACGATAGATCTTAATGTATAATTAAAGTATTACTAGTTCGCATCATCGTTGAGGATGCATATGGAAAAATTGATCACAAATCGTAACGGCCAATGGAAACTTATCAAGGTATGGGGAGATCCAGATTACGATAATATCAGTCATGGCAACACACCCTTCAGTGATCAAGAATCAGAAAATGCTGCACGTCAAGCTTTTATGCAATACGTTCAGCATAATGCTCCATCGCACGTACAGGTCAAGAATATGCCTAACTTAACCACCAACATTGTTGAGCCCCATGTTCTGATGCATCGCGGTATCGGCGAAGATGAAGAGTCGGATATAAATCCACACGGATACTTTGTAAATGCCGAAGGCATTAAAAGCTATAGCAACAGATTAGACTTTAGTGACGGATCTACTGTTAAAACTAAAACCAACAGCATAAATACCCTTCACCCCGAAGAAGCCGAAGGTCACGCTAAAGATTCGACTTTTGGCAAAAAGATATCATTTTGGGTCCCAGCGTCTTCGATATATGGTCATTGCACAGCAATAAACCATCATATATTAAATCCAGAGCGCCCTCTTCAAGAATATACTACTGACCCTGACTTTGATCAGGAGCACGTCATGATTAAGCCAGGTCAGTACCCATTAGCTAATGATATAGTTCACTATCGTGATTACGAACCAATACCGAAGCACGAAGTTAAGTAATTCTTGGCGGTATTTAGTTAATGCAAGAGTTTCACTGTTAAATACTTATTTTTATTGAATAAAACAAAAAATATTTAAGAAATTAAACCATCAAAAACAAGCGTCTTTCAGCTTCGCGTCTTTTAACGAGACCTGGAAGAACCTGACCTTGCGCTTTTGTCCATTTAGCAAACTCTTCTGCCGCTTGTCTGGGGTTGGACGAGTTTACTAGCTGAAGTAAAGATGAGTGCTTAAGATTGTTGACCCCACAGTTATAGGCAAAACTAACTAGAGCAGCAAACTGGTTGTCGGTGACATTTACCTTAAGTAAGCTCTCAACTGCCGAGCAGACATTCTCAAGATCTTGCTCTTTTCTGATATCGCACTGCTCTTGCGTCCAAGAGGTTTCGGCGCCTATGGGAGTTGGCTTTCCGTCTGGGGTTAGGTTAAAAAAATCTGCGCCCGTAGATCCCCAGCCTACGGTCCAGGGACTTCCGCTTAATTTTTGCCAGTCAGTTTTTCTCATGTTTTCTGGCTTGCGAAGCTCTATACCTAGAGGAGATCCGGGGTCTGCGTACGCGTTTAATCGACATCCCTCAAAAGACTTAATAAGAGTCATTCCTGCTGCGTTTAGCTTTCTCGGCATGATTTATGCTCCGTGCGATATCTTCTAGTTGTGAAAATGTTATCAACTTTAGCGCCATCATAGTAAATAACAGTCTGATCGATGTGTTATTTCTTGTCTTGGCCACCTTCTATGATTTCCTCTTGTATTGCGGCATCGGCCAGAATTTCTTCTGCAATCTTTTTATACTTATCGTTCGTAACGGGGGTAAAAGTACCCGATACAGCCTCTATACAGCTTAACCAGCCTGTTCCGTCTGATCTTCTTTTAAGCTTTCCCAACGGGCAGATATAGCAAGCCGAAAGCTCTAACTGATCGCAGTCACCTGTTTTTGCGATATATTCTAATATTCTTTTCTTATCCTCGTCCATGCTCATGGGTCCAGTATAATTGAATAGACGTCATAGGAGTATTTTATGTCGGGCAACATGCCAAAACCCAACGGACTATTTACACCAAGTGAGACATCGACTCAGCCGATGTTCCCGCTTAATCTACCCGACCCGTCTTCCTATAAGCAGAACTTCGATCAGCTACTCCAACGTCGTGGTATAAAATTTAAGCATTACAAAGGTATACCTTGTCCCAATATCAAACTATTAGACGACAACTCGCACGATTTAAACTGTGCACACTGCGATGGCTCAGGCATCATCTACTACGAGCCTCGCGATATCATAGGTATATTTCACTCTAATTCGGTAGAAAAACAGTTTGAATATCAGGGTGCTTGGGAAATCGGAAGCGCTATGGTCACGATGCCTTCAGAGTACGACAACGGCGATCAAGCTGATTTTACGCTATACGATAAACTTGAAGTATTAGACTATACAGTAAGACTATGGGAATTAAAGGAGTACGAGCCTAGACCTAACGGTCGTCAGCAGCTTAGATATCCAATCAACAAGGTTGGATATCTCATAACTACAGAAGGCGATCAGATAATAGAGTATGTAGAGGGTACTGATTTTACTGTTGAAGACGGTGAGATTCAGTGGGTATCTGGACACACTCCAGACTATAACACTACGAACGATATGGGGCAAACTTACGCCGTATCGTACTGGGCTAATCCAGTTTTTATAGTACTGCAACCGATGAGGGAACTTAGAGTAACTCAACAGATGATGCCAGATGGTACAAAGGTATCCGTAAGACTTCCTCAGCAACTAGTTATAAAGAGAGACTTTTTGGTTAATAAGCCAGAAAAATTAGTAGCAGGTATCGGAAGTTAACTTAACCCTATTATATAATGACCTAAGAGGTTGTAGATATATGCCAGCATTTGCCAGTAAAAAACAATATCGCATGATGATGGCCATACTGCATGGCAAGTCAGGGACGACTTCTAGAGGCGACAGTGGTCCTCCTAAATCAGTTGCTGAAAAATACTCTGGTAAAGAAAAAGATTTGCCTAAAACAAAAGGCAAAGAACTTCACGGCGGCAAGTGGGATCACGAAAAACACAAGAAGCACGCCGAAAAGAAATCAGGAAAGAAACTCCACAAGAGCAGAGACCACGGTAGCGCAGCAGTAGTTGTAGTAAACGACAAAGGTCAACTACTTATGGGTCGTCAAGTAAAAGATGACTATAAGTTTTCTTTTCCAGGCGGACACGTCGAAGAAGGCGAGTCGCATGAAGCTGCCGCCATAAGAGAGCTACACGAAGAAACTGGCGTAAAGCTAAGCGAAAAAGATCTAGAGCTCTTGCACGAAGAAGGCGGAAATAGGACATATATCGCAAGACTGGACAAATCTCCTAGTTTTCACTCGACTAAAGAGCTGGCAGACGTTAAATTCTATAATGTAGAAGACGTAGATTTTAATAAGCTTCGCGACTGCTGTATTGAGTCAATGGCTCACTATCTTAAGAACAATCTTAAAAAAGGCAGCAAGTCTATAAACGATCTTATGAAGATAGAGCAGCTTGAGCAACTATCAAAGAATATAATTCGCACAGGTCAGGTTGCCGATGCTGTATACGAGTTTCGCCACGGCGATGCCATCAAGTTAGTCGGCAACGGTGTTTTTAGAGCCTTGAAAAGAGGCGTAGAAGGAATGCCTGACGACGATATAAGAGACGTTAAATTCGGTAGTTACACTTTACACGTCAGAAAGCACGCCAACGACATATACTCAGGCCGCATAGACGACGGATTAAAAACCATACATCAGTTCGTCAATAGATCACTTCCGTCTCTTACAGGCGAGCTGATGAGCGTCTTCGAGTGGTACAACGACGACGATCATGATTTTGATATACACGACGATAGCGAGCTGTCAGACGACATAATTCATGATGGCATATCAAAGATGATCAGTAACTATAGAAACTACAATATAGCCGACATCTACGACGAGATGGAGTCTATAAGAGACGAGATCCGCCACGGTAACGCTGTAGATCTTCAGCAGGCAGAACAGAAGATCATGTCGCTTTTTGACAAGCTCGAAGAGCGAATGGACATATTTCGCGATAAACACAACTCACTAGCTAGAAATGCCGGCAAAGAGATAGACGAGATTGAAGAAAAACTACTAGATCTTCAAGCTAAGATCGATAAGATGTCTAAGAAACCGTCTAAGATGGAAGCCTTCTCAGCGGATCCGCCTAATCCTTCTAAGATAATTGAAGAATATTACGAATACCTATCTAAGCCTAGAGTTGTTATCAAGCCAAACGGTCACATAATTATAGATTTTGGATCAGACTGGACACACGACGATAAGACTAACTTTCTAATAGACATGAAAGCGAAGACTATCAAGGATAAGAGATGATATCTGCGAAGCTCAATTCTTTAAGACAAAATTTACAGTATATGGGATTGAGCGCTTTAGAAGCAGACGATGTATGTCGTAAAGCTGAACAAGAAATTAGCGAGGGAATGAAGTCGATAGTAGAGTCAGCAGTATTAGACATTGAGAATCAAGGTGCAGCTATACAAGCAGATGAATTTCTTGCACAAATAAGATTAGACGCCAATTCTGGATATGTGCAAATTTCCACTGATTCCGGAGATTTTGATTTCAGCCTTCCTCCTACTCCTATGCTGCCGTGGCTCTTAAAGAATGCAAAGATTGCAAAAGATGGTTCTAGGTATAAGATTATACCTGTTGGATCGTCAACAGGTTCAAAGCCAAAACCTGCAGCTAGAGACATAGCAGCAGGTTTATCTGCTATGAGTTCTGAAGGCTCTACGGTCGAGAGCATGGCGCAGATGATGGCGCAGTCTTTTACTGGTGGTGCGATAATCGGACTACAGGTGAGACAAGAACCGAGATCTGCGGCTAAGCCCGAGTTTCGCATCGCATCAGATAAACAGGATGCCACAAGACAGTGGGTGGCTCCGGCTAAGGATCTGGATATGACCGGGGCCGTAATGCAGGTTAACGATCGAATAAGAGACGAGGTTGATAAGCTTTGTGATCAAGTTATCGCAAGATACGAGATGGAGGCTGAACAATGGCGTTCGTGATGCCAGAGATCGCAGTGCAAAGATTGATTCAGTACGGTATACAGGAGCTTCGCAAAAACAAGCCAGCTTTTGACGATATATTCTCCTATCAAATAGGACACCCTCTTATAGAGGACGCATACGGCCAGGAATACGTCGATAAGATATGGACCTGGTTCACTACAGAAAGAATACGAGTAGTTCAAGCATGGATTCTTAGCCCTCAGACAGTTCCATGCTTTAGCATACACTTATCAAACGAGAACGAGGACGAGTCTAAGGCTGCCATAGGCGACTACTACGGCGAAGGCGAAGACGGAGAGATAGGGATCAACTCTTTTAGCACCTTAGTCGACATCGGTATACACGGAAGCAAAGCAGCCGATCAGGTCCTATGGATGTACTATATAGCCTCATATATAATGTTCAAGTATAAACCTGTTGCACGAAGTTTAGGTATTGAAATCCAGACGTACAGCGCATCAGACTGGCAGAAAGACTCTGCAAAGATGCCAGAAAATATATGGACTCGCTGGATTCGTATGCGTTGCACCGTATTTAACACCTGGCAGGCAGATGAGTTCCAAACTATAACCGATCTGGAAGCGGAAGCAACTCCAGACAAAGCTTGAGGTTTATATGGCTAAAAATAAAGAAGAAGTCGACATGCAATCGATTAAAGAGTATGAAAAGGCTATGCGCTCAAAAATCGAGCCATCTGAAGAGCAGAAAATTGAATTCGATCAGTGGTGGGTGATCAGATCTGCCGAACTCAAGCAGCCGATTCACGTAAAGGAGATCCTTAGAGCAGATGCTAAGGCGCGAGGTCTTAACAAAGAAGAGCCTATCTCAAAGTGGGACTGGGCAGCAAGACAGTTTGGTTTAACTTTATAATATTGCTGTACATTAACTTTGTGATATAATGGATTGCTATATTAAGCCTAAAGCCCGGGTAAAATAATTATGTTCTGCATAGAATTCCGGGCTATAACAAACTCTATCGCGAACAGATATTCAAGATCTTGGAATAATAAAGGAAGGAACAGCCATGGCAATTAACGTGTCGTTCAACGGGGCCACGATATACAAGCCCGGTGCATATTCGAAGACTCAAGTGGACCTTAGCGGCAACGTTCCGTTAGGAGCGGCAGGACTGGTAGCCATCTTTGGCGAAGCAGACGCAGGCGCACCTGGTTCTGCAGAGACCAACATCGCAGACAACTACTTTACAGCAGATCGTCTAGTTGAAGCTCGCAATAAATACAAGTCAGGCCCAATCGTAGATGCGTTGAACTTTATATTCTCGCCTGCAGCAGACGGTGCTATTCCAAACGGAGCCTCTATCGTTTGGGTTTATAAAACTAATGCATCTGTTCGCGCTAGTTTAGCATTGGCAAACTCTTATGGAACAGTTCGTGCAAACGAGTGGGGCGTAGGCGGAAATCAAGCATCTGCAAAAATCATGGCCACAGCAGAAACCGCTCCAACTAAAACCGGTACAGTACCTCCTGCGTTTGGCAGCGCTTTAAACGGTGTTTCTTTTTCTGCTCGCATAAACGGTGGCGCAGCTGCAGTATATACGCTTAGTAATACAGCAGGCAATCACTCAGATATTACAACTCTTGCCGCTGAACTTGCAGCTCTTCTTCCTGTATCGTTTGATGTATCTTCGTCAAGCGGAGCGCTTGTAGTTAAGCTCGATCCTGCGTCTACCCAATACCAACTTGGATGGGGTAGAAGCTTTGAACTTATCGACTCAGTACCTGGAAATTTGGCAAAGCTTGGTTTAACAGCAGGCCTTTCCTCGGCAGCAGTAGAGCCAAGTGTAACCATCACTCTTAATCAAAAACGTGATCTTTTGGTTGAGTCTGACACGGTCGGCGGAAATGTAGTTATGGCAATCGGTCGCGATCCAGCTGTCGGTGGCGTTACTTCTGCCTCTGTCTCTGTTGCTCTTAATACGATAACCTTGACCGACTCAGCTGGATCGGTTGTGTTTGACAAAGCTGCTTTTGTTACCGTCAAGCAACTCGCGGACTCGATATCGCTTCAACCAGGCTGGTCGGCTGAGGTTTCTAGTTCCGTCTATAATCAACTTGGACTTGCAGTACTTGATCAAGTATCTAACGTAGGAGCTCTCGCATCTTCTGGTGTTAAGCCGGCGCGTCTTAAGAAAGATGCTTTTGAAGTTCAAAACTTCTTTGCGCAATCAAATATAGCTAGCATCGTTAGCCCAGCGTACGTAGGTCTTCCTGCTGCTCTTACAGAAACACTTCTGTCAGGTGGAGTAAAAGGACCGACGGTAACCAACGATATCGTTACAGCTCTTTCTAAGTTTGAAAAGTTCCACGCAAACTCCATCGTTCCTCTGTTCTCTCGCGACGCAACGGCAGACATCAGCGACAATTTAACTGATGTAGCATCTACTTACACGATCGACGGTATTCACCAAGCAGTTAAGACACACATCAGTCTGATGAAGACCACCAAGAAGAAGAGCGAGCGTCAGGGATATCTGTCCTTTAAGGGAACTTATTCAGCTTCTAAAACAAAAGCTGGAAATATGGCCGATGCTCGTTTGCAGCTTGCAATCCAAGACATCCGCCAATCGAACGCGCAAGGCGTAATCAAGTGGTTCCAACCATGGGCTCTTGCTTGCTTACTCGCAGGCTCACGCGGCGGCGCTCCTATCGGGCTGCCTCTGACATTCAAGTTCATGAACTGCTCTGGTATCCGTCAAACCGCTCAATCCATGAGCACGGCTGAAGCAGATATCGTGATCGACTTCGATCCAGATACACAGTACGATGACGCGATCATGGCAGGTTTAACCTTTCTCGAAGCTCCACGAACCGGTGGATTCCGCGTAGTCGTTGACAACACCACATACGGTATCGACGATAACTGGGTATACAACCGCGCTAACGTTCTTTATGCGGCAGACATCGTTTCCTATAACTTCCGCAACGTTATGGAAACACGCTACGTCGGTGTTAAAAACACTATTCGTGCAGCAGAAGTTAAATCGACTGCCGAATCTGTGCTGGCAACCTTTCTTGCTCAAGGGATCACGGTCTCCACAAATGACGCTCCTCAAGGCTTCAAAGATCTCAGCATTCGTATCGAAGGCGGTACGATCTACATCACGGTTACTATCAAGCTTGTAGAAGGTGTCGACTTCATCCTAGCAGACATCACACTGCAGCGCGCCTCCCAGACGGCGTAATACAGACCACACGCCTACTTAGAGCCCCTAGCTAGTCTAGGGGCTTTTCATTTTAAGCAATCACAACTTCGTTTATGGTAGTATCTATATACGGTGTAATCGCGTCGTGCGATACAACCCTAACGTATAATGGGCTCTAGGGTCCCAGGAGAAAAGTCATGGCAGGTGTAAAACCCGGTTTAATTACGGGTAGTAACGCGAAAATTCAATTCGGTGATAAAACACTAGCGTACGCGACTGACATTCAATACTCAGTTGATACCGCTGTTATCCCAGTAGAAGTCATGGGTCACTTTGAAGTTATCGCAAACGAACCTATCGCTATCACGGTGGCTGGATCTTTCACAGTGGTTCGTTATGCAAAGGGCGCAGCAGTAGCAGATCGGAAGAGCGTCGTGTAGGGAGTGACTGGAGTTCAGACGTGTGCTCTTCCGATCTGCTGTTATCCCAGTAGAAGTCA